AAGTGGGCATTGGATGTCTCCGAGTATGAGTTGGACGATCTTGAAGAGGCTTCGGTTGAGTCAAGTTATTTACCAGTAGAAGTAAGTGAGGAAATCTAATGCAGGACATCGTGTATAAATCAACAATCGGAACAGGGGGCTTTATCGCTACTATCGAACTCGGTCACATTAATGAATTACTAGGACTAGTTGTAGGTCTTGCCACTTTAGTCTATATGACTGCATCAGCAGTCAAGGTAATCAAGGAACTAAAGGACAAATAATATGAACCTGGAACTACTAGCAATGCTCGGAGGCGGCGTAAGCGGCTTCGTAATGAAACTGATAGCAGCACAGGCAGAATCTCAAGCACGTAACTTCGAGATGATGATCAAGCAGCAGGTAGCGGCAGATGACTCCGCTGATCGTGCGGCAGCTCGTGGTGGTGTATGGGTTCGTCGCATCTTTGTAGGGTTCATTCTGTTCGCTGTAATCGTAGCCCCATTCATCCTGTCCCTTACATCGACCCCAGTTACTGTCGAGAAGGAAGGACTAGGAGGTATCTTTAAACTGCTTGGTCTAGGTGCAGGTAGCTGGGAATCCTTACAGGGATTCGTACTACTTCCCGAAGTTCGCCAGGCTATGCTCGCCATCGTAGGTTTCTACTTTGGTTCATCTCAAGTAAAATAATAATATGTACGGACGCAAAACAAATGTAAAAGCTGGCAAGGGTTCCTGTGGAGAGCGTGGGGGCTGTGGCTGCGGAAAGAAGAAATAATGCCTGACAAGTCAAAGATGAAGTGCAACGTACCACGCCGTGAAGTACAGGGTGGTAAGAAGTTCGTCGTGAAGGCTTGCCAGGGCGGTAAGGAAAAGATCGTACGTTTCGGGGATGCTAATATGACAATCAAGAAGGACCAGCCCAAGCGCAAGAAAAGCTACTGCGCTCGTAGCGGAGGGATCAAGGGCAAGTCAAACAAACTATCTGCTAACTACTGGAGCCGCAAGGCTTGGAAGTGCTAACCAATAATCAAGGAAAACATTGTCACGCTACACTACATACGGACCTAATGATGACCCTATCCAAGAGGACTTGGACGTAGGGTTTATTGGTTTTAATAACTACGCTAGACCCGACCAGCTTCCAGCTGGTATGCTTGCTAATAGCTCTAATGGTAGACTTGGTAAAAACGGTGAGTGGCAGGTACGTCCAGGGATTGACTTTATCAAGGCTCCATTTGCTTCTGGTGACAATGTACTACGTCTTCCTACTGCAAGCGAAAGCACTGCTATTCCTCCAGTTGTTGGCTTACTGCCAACTACAATTACGTCAGCCTCTTTAACTACTAATGTAGTTACTATTGTGATTGATGACCCAGCCGTTGAGCCAGGTCACGTTTTCCTTGTTGGGGACGAGATTACGGTTGATGGCATTCCATTTGGGACAAATACAAATCCCAACGGAACTTTTATACTGACTTCCGTAACAGATAACGGCAGCACAAAATCTCTTACGTATGATTTAGTTGGAGCAAATGCAATATACACTTCGCTTACTTCTTCTTCTGTCATTGGATACAATATGATCCTTGATCAAGGTAACGTTTCGGCTGTTTACACAAGTACAACTTTCAGTGACCCTAATCAAGATAACAGCCAGTTCATTATACTGGCATCAAATATAAGTGCAGTAGCCACGGACCTACAGGATACGTCTACTAGCATTACGATGGCTTACCCATCAGGGGAAAACGTAACGCCTGATAGTAGTATGCTGCAGGCCTTTAACAGGATATTCATCTTTCGGGACGGGCAGGCTGCACTGGAGAATGACAAGTTATTTAGCCCTATTGCTATTGCATCAGCAAGTACTCCTGCTGCATCCAATGTAGTTACAGTGAATACCTCGGCTGATCACGGGTTAGTTATCGGGGACGCAATCACAATTGCTGGACTAGCTGGATTTCCTACAGGGGAAGATCCAAATGGAGGCTGGGTAATTAACACTGTACCTAGTAGTACTTCCTTTACCTATGACCTGCCAGTGGTCTACCAGACTGCCTCTACCTATACGGTGGACGTTAGCTCTATTATATCACCAGGGTTTAAACTGGTAGCAAGCGGGGAATACAGCCAGCCTAAGCAGCTGGCACCTACTAACGTAGATATTACTGACGGGAAAGCCGTTGCTACATTTGGGTCAATAGCGGCTATGAACGGCCTAAGTGTCGGAGATGTTTTTGAAATTGAAGCAGCTGGTAACAGCCTGTTAGTAGTCGGAGATGATTACGTAGTTGCAGAGCGAGATGACATTGCACTGACTATCTCTTTCTTCGTACAAAGTCCTGACGAAATAAATAGAACTAATGTTATTTTTCAGCAGCACGTATCTGTTGGCCTTGGGTTTACTCATATGCCTGCACCTGAATACGCAGCATATCACCAGCGCAGGCTGGTAATGCCATTCAAGTACAGCGTAGACGACACAGCAGGTGAATTTACTTCCCGTGGAATCCTTGACGAGATTATTGTCTCTGACATCTTGGACTCCGATACTTATGACCAGATATATGGGCAGTACCGATTTAATGCAGGTACAGCGGACTTCAATGTAGGGCTGCACTCCTTCTCAGACGACAAGCTACTTGTGTTCAATCGCAGCAGTATTCACTTAGTAAGCGGAGCTGGGGCATCTGCAAATGTACAGCTCATCACGAATGAAGTAGGTTGCGTTGCACGCAACAGCATTATCCAAGTGGGAAACAATGTACTGTTTCTTTCTGACAATGGCGTATACGGTGCTAACTTCCAGGACTTGTACAACCTTCGTGGTAATGAAGTACCACTGAGTTCACCGATTGATCCCTTAATTAAACGTATTAACCGTGCAGTATGGGACAAGAGCGTAGGCGTATACTTTGATAACAGGTATTACCTAGCGGTTCCACTTGACGGTAGCCAAGTTAATAATGCTATTTTAATCTTTAACTTTATTAACAAGCAGTGGGAAAGCATTGACACTACAGAAGATGCTAACTGGAACATTGCTAACCTTATAGTTGCAGGTAAAAAGGCTGACCGTGCTGTATACGCAGTAAATACACTGGGCGGCCTGCACAAGATAGATGCCCGTGTAGACGCAGTGGACCTCCTTGCTACTGAGATACCAATTCAAGGCGAAGAGGAAACGGTAGCGCACAGCATTCCAGCTTCCGTTACTACTCGTCAGTTTACACTAGGAAGAATTGACCGTAAACGTTGGAATAACTTTGAGTTGCACGTGCAGTCATCACCTGATAATGCCTCTGACTTGAGCATTAGCGCAGAGCTAGAAAACATTGACAGCATTGTAGATCTTGGTACATTAAGAGCTTGTAACTCAGGTACTACCCTGGCACCTAGCGAGGATGTATCCATACGTGGTAGAATAGGTAACAAACGAGCATACGGAATGCAGGTTACCCTTAATAATACAGTTGGCCGACCTCGCTTCCGATCAATTAAAGTCGCTGGCGCAGAAGCATTTAGATCAACAAACAAAGCAATTTAAATTATGTCTATTATAAATAAAGGAAAAACTTTCTCCAACGGAGAACAACTCACGGCGGAAAAGCTTAACGATTTAGTTGATCTAGCTGCCTTTGATCAGTCAGCGACTGACAGTGCCTCGACTACAGTTAATACCTCTGGTCAGATTGTAGTGAAAGACGGTGGTGTTAGCACACCTAAGATTGCAGATACGGCTGTTACAACTGCAAAGATCGCAGATGGTCAAGTCACCCCTGCTAAGCTGTCTACAGGTGCTCCTGAGTGGGGCACAAATGGTCAATTGTTTATCAACGGGGGTCAGATTGAAATTAACCCTGACCTTGTAGGGGATTCAGGTTCCTATATTGATTTCCACAGCACCTCAGCTTCCGAGCCTAACTACGACGCTCGTGTATCAAAAGACGAGGGCGAAGACAGTAATTTTCATATTACGAATGAAGGTAGCGGACAGCTTCGTCTAACCCAAAATGACCAAATTAAGTTTCGCACAAGCGGCGGCACCGAAGGGTACACCGCTCTCTACGGAGGAGGCACGGGAGCAGGACATGGTGCAAACATAGAGCTATATGGTGGCGCACACGTAACCGAACCTAACAATGCAAACTACGATGCTGACCGTCATCGGTTCCGTTCAGCTGCTGGAGGCATTAATCCATCTTATGTGGATATGAATATGACCGACGAGGGGGACGCTGAGTTGGTTATTCAAAGTGCTGACTCTACTGGCGAAGCTAACCTAAAGCTATCTTCGTTCACTCCTAGTATTATATTTGAGGATAGAACTGGTACTTCTTCTGACTTCCAGATTACAGCGAACGGGGGAGCCTTGAAGTTCCTTAATGGGCATACCAGCGGAGACGCTCCACTGACCAATGAAATTGTAAAGATTAAATCTACCGATGAAGTAGAAATAAAAGGTAATCTATTAATTAACAACGTAGTAGATAAGCCTGCGATTTTAATTGAAGATACTGCCTCTGGGACTGTAGACCGTGAAGGAGAAATGGCAGTTCCTGTTGGTGATGCATTTTCCTTGGGTTTCTGGGATGCAGCAGCTGCTGTTGGATCAAGGTTTATATCGAAGCTTAGGTTTAATAGCAGTTTGATTTACCTTCGGAGCAAACTGCGAATTGGCGGTACAACTGATGATGCAAGTGACCCTCTTGTTTATATAGATGGAATCCGAGAAGGTACTACAGACGAACTAAGGCTATCAGCAGACAGGCTGACATTTTATACTAATACTGACTATGCAACTAAAGCTATTGATGCAACAGGAACAAAGGTATCAATTGATCCACCTCTAGAAGTATCGACTATTTCTGGACCTGAGGACGCTAATGTGCTAACCCTAAAGGCTGATCCCGAATCACCTGATTCAAGTGAGGGTGGAGCGCAAATTGGTTTACACAGTTCGGATAGCAGTGTACCAAATCAAATCTACGCTAAATCTGCTTTTACTTATTTCCAGAATATGGCAGGGAATGTTGTTGCTTCCATTGGGTCATCTGGTCCAGTGGCTGATAAAGACTTAGCAACCAAAGAATATGTGGATAATGGTGTTGGCTTTACAACGATTAAAGCACACTGCGTTTGGGACCCTACATTAACTGGAACAAATGCTCCTATTAGTGGCTCTGGGGTAACAAGTGTAACTCGTAATGGTGCTGGAAACTGGACTATAAATTTATCGGTTACAGCCCCACTTAGTAACTTTGTTACCCTAGTAAGTTCTGATTCAACTGGAGGCACCATTAACGTTGCAATTGGGGCTTATTCAACTTCAACCACTACCGTTTCCGTAAGGAGAGAAGGATCAAATGGTATTGGTTATGACGGAAGTAATCCAATATCTTTTGCTGCTATCTGGTAATATGAACTCCCTCCTGCAATCAGTTCAAATAGCGTTGCAAAACGCTGAACAGAAAGAAGCCATTGCCTTCATCGACAAGGTAGTGGACTTCTGCATTGAGAAGGAGAATGGCAAGGTACTGGACGGGTGGCCCCGTGACTTGATACAACTCCTTGTGGCTTACCATATGGCCAAGGATACCTTTATTGTAGAGCAAGACGCAGAGGGTAAAATACTAGGTGTCTTTATGTGGTATAATTGCGACGAGGACGATGACTGGTTCTTTGTTAAGAACTGGGAAGCGGACAAGCTAGATGGCAACGCCATCTTTATGGCCTTTTTATTCGCAACGGACAATCAAACTTTCAAACAAATGACACATAACTTCATTATTCAATGCCCTGAAGTTATGCAAAAGAAACTACTGGGCATACGATACAGGCAAGGTGCTCCCACTAAAGTGGTATACAGCACTGCATTATTCAATAAAATCTTAGGAATATAATATTATGGGAGGCGGAAAAGGAGGATCATCAGCACCACCACCAATTGACCCTGGAAAGTCAATGGGTGAATACTTATTTGGTAAGGGATTTAGTAGCCAATACCAAGGCATTACGGACCCTCTATTGCAGGAGCGATTAATCGGTGCAGAGCGGACGTACCGTCCGCAGTACACGGCCTTAGAACTGGCTGACATCGGCGTAATGGCAAGGGGCCTTGAAGCTGGTGCAGAGAACCCTGAGTACGCACGTTTAGAGGCAGAGCTTGCTGGCTTACAAGCTGGTCAAGAAGTCCAAGGGTCACGTACAAAGGCAGACCTTGAAGCTCAAGCTCAAAAACTTTACCCTAACAGGCGTGCGAAACTGTCAGGCCGTCAAAGCCAAAGCTCAAGACAAAATAGAACAAGATACAATAAAGGACAAGCAGCAAAGCGTGCCGCTTTTATAAAAGCCATTGGAGATCCAGGTCAAGATCGTGCTGCACGTATAGCACAGATCGAGACACAGATGCAGGGTATGTCTCCGACCCTTGATGCTACCCCAGGTTTGTTTGACCTCCTTGAGGAGCAGTCAACCCGTGCAGGAGCACTGCAACGCAAAGAATTAGAACTACAGCGTGCCTCAGATGTAGGAGCACTGC